ACCGCAAGAAGTACACTCATCGGGATTATCAATCCCACAAGTCGGTTGTGGAGCCTCTTCCAAATCATTGAGCCATTCATCAAAAGGGGAGGTATTTAGTTCGTCCATTTACTTTTACTGCTTTGAGTATTTGATTTCTATTCTTTCCGTAGTTGTAACTGATGTGAATCCACGCTGGATTCTTCTCATCCCCAAACTCCCAAATCAGTTGATCAAAGTTTAGGTTGGCCTTAATCCAAGCAAAGACCTCGCCATTACGCTCTCCAAAATCTATATCACTCGCCTTTCCCTCGCAATGTTGAGAGGTGGTTGATCCTCCGATAGCCTTGTTCAATTTAGGCACTCGCAGCCCTGATGTGATGCGTGTAGCTCCAAACTCCTCTCGGATGGGTTGAAGCACCTTCTCGCATAACTCCTGGAGGTTTTCAAGTTGGATAGGGTCGGGCGTGTTGTCAATGCCTAAACGCTTTGCCGTTTGACTCTTGGTCAATTCGGCTAATGTGAAGTTCTTTGAAAGGTTCATCGGCCTTGCCCCTTGTATGGTTTGCTGTAGTTCTTGCTGCGCTTGTTCTTGCTCTCTTGCTTGGAGTGCTTACCTCGCTTCTTGCTCTTACTTACATAAGAGGTAGCCGTTTGACCTTTAACTTTTGCCATTGAACTTCTCAAAAGAAGTAAAGCCAAAGCAACCCAAAGTCAACAATAAGACGGCATTCACCAGACCATCGGAGGGAGCAATGTCTTGAGGGCTGAAGGAATTAACCACCAACATCACCAAGAGAGTTAATGCTCCCAACAGGCCAATAAAGCGTTTTGAACTTACGGCATCACCTTCGCTCAATAGGTTTTTGATCCAATTCTTCATTTCAGTTGATTTTTACGAATCTTGATCTCAAGGTAGGTCTTGTAGATAAGAAACGCAGATAAGACAATAGCAAATAAAGAGGCAATACCCGACAACAAAGGGTTGATGTCAATGGTCAACCAACTTACTGCCGTTGAGAGGAAGGTAGCCCCTATGGATTCAGTGCGTGTCATTGTTCAATAGATGGCTCGGGGAACAATTCGGGCTTCTTGCTCTTGCAAGTTTCTACCCACTCCTCGCGGACTTTCTGCCCTCCCATAGCGTGAACGCCCATAGGCGCACACCATACCTCGTAGGAGGTGAACGAGGTCGTTAGGGGTTCACCCTTCCAAAGGATGTCCACGCTATACTTGTCCGAATAGGTGGCGGGGGTTGTTTCATTCCCCTCCTCGTCATAGACGGCGGGGGTAACAACAAGGTTTCCAAGTTCCACCACCGCGACCACCTTTGAGGCATCCCAAGTGGTTTCCCCTTCCTCGTTCGTTACTTGGATTTTATTGGATGCGCTACTCCACTGGCTCGGAGTAAAAGCGTATTTGCGTAGTTTCATATCAAAGTGAGGTTAGGGTGGCCAAATCGCTGTTGGGGAGCCGTGTCGGGAACAAAAGGGCTTGTTTGTATTCTACTTGCGGATAAAGTGCATTATTCCAGTAAAATAATCTAAAATTATTTAAAGAAGGTATTGTGTAAGACGTTGAAGATGTCCCAATTTGTGTCCCATCAATATAGAAGGCGTGGTCTCCCGACTGTTTATATGCTAAAACTAACTTATGGTGTCCATCCGTTAGTGTAGTTGTGCCAATGGTAATATTACCGCCAGTAGTAGCACCGATGAACCCATTAACACTGTTACCATTTGCCCAGATTTCAATACGCTTATTGTTTGCGGAATCGTCAATAGAGGCAATAACTTGAACCACGCCAGTACCCATATTTTTAAAATCAATATCAATAAACAAAGTCCCCTCCGTCTGCCCAATCAAAGAAGAAATGCCCGTTTTGCTACACGCATCTGCCGTGCGCGTGGCGGAGGTTCCATAGCACGGAATTAGGCTTGACACAAAATTTCCGCTTTCAATCTGCATACCATATACCAGCACATCTGCATTCGTATCTCCCGTGTAATCGGTGCTATATGCGTTTGAAATGTTATTGTTAAAGAACAACACTAAACCAGCAGTTGATGATGTAACGCTGGCCGTTTGGGTAATTGAAACGCGAAGCCATCCATTGCCGTAGTCCTCAATTTTATGGTCTGATAAACTACCAGCCTCGTATGTCGCCACCTTGTTGACCAAATCAACCACAAGACCTCCAGCATCGGTAAAACCACCACCACGAAAGCGGAAGCCAATATATTGAGGCGCAGCACTACCCGTGCCTTGTTTAACAAAACACGAAGCGGTGTAGGCGTTCCCACTCGTTACGCTTATGGTTGGGTACAATGAGTGTTGGTCGTTTATTGCCGTTTCTTTTAATAGTACGGCATTGGTTACACCTTCGGGGCTTATTGCATTATTGGCCGTAGGTGAAACGCCAATCTTATTCCAATCGGAACCACCATAATAGGTATCGTTTGTCAATATGTTCGTTCTGCTCGGCTCCAATTTCAACGATGGACACGAAGCACCCCCCGAATAGTCAAGGCGGGGAAGGTCATTGGTAATCCCACTTACTACGGTCGTGGTCGTGGTCTCTTGATACTCTTGCGCTACGAGTCCGTAGTTTATTTGGGCGTCTTGGATGTAGACATTATCGCCCGAATCTCCGTTTATTCCATCGCCTGAGGCTGGATAAAATCTTACAGTTACCAAAGATGAAACATTAGCCGCAATGTTTATTCTATACCATCCCGCACCGACGCTCGTTATATCGGCGTTAATGCCCGTTACAGTTCCAACGCTTCCCGTGCTTAAATCAAACCAAGCGTCGTGGCTTCCCGCATCTATAAAAGAAATGCGAATCCAATCCGTAGTTCCAGCCTTTGCATATGATGAAAAACAGAAAACACCCGAATCGGAATAATTTTGGCGAAGGCTACCACTTGTGGCCGTAGCCTCTAAAAGCCACGCATCGCTTGTTCCGTCGTATCCCGCTTGACCACTTGTTACGGAGGTAACCGTTTTAGTCCAAGAAACGGAGTCAAACGAATTACTCTGCAACAATAGATTGACTTTGGCTTTCTCAATGTAGCCGTTGGCGTTCACCCTCGTGGCCTCAATGTCGCTACCGCGTGAGAATGTCAAATCTCCCGATCCATCTATCGGTTTGACACTATATACTTTTTGGTCTTTATAGCCACTCGGAATCATTACGAGTGAGGCATCATCAAAAAAACTCATCAGTTCAAATTGTTTAATTGTTCAATGAGGCATTGTTCTCCATCTATGGTAGCCCCGTCATTTGTCATGCGTAAAATATATGTGTCCCAAACCTCAGGGTAATTGTCTTCACCCAAGTCTTGAATAGCTGCAACTAAGCAATAATAGCCCTCTAAAGTGCCTCCATCAGCTTCTACTCTATCTCTAAATTCCTCAGCAATTTTGTTGGAAGGAGCAAAGCAAGCTGGGGCAGCAAGGTTCTGAATGGAAAGTGTAGTTTGGTCTACATCCCCCCACCAGCTCTCGCAGTAAATAGCTCCCCAGTTAATTAAATTACTCATCTTTTGCTTCTTTCTTTAGAAATAACTTTAGTTTACGGATATTGTTATCTTTCGGCTTATATGCCTTCCTACAATACCCAGCTTGAGAAGTAGGAATCTTTGTCGGGGTAGACATCCTCGTTATTGTTTGTGTAATACTCAGGGAACTTCGTAGAGGCATGAAAGCTCATATAGTCAATAAACCTCCGTGTATAGTAGTCAGCAATCTTCTGCTCTTTGGCAATCAGGAAATCTACCTCCTCTTTGTCTGCATTGTCAGAGTTCTCACTCCCATGCTTATATACCCCCTTGTTGGCAATGGTATAAGCTGCGAAGGGCAGATACTCCACCATTGCGAAGTGGATCAGCATGGGCTGGACATAGCTTGTAACCAAAGTAAGGTAATCCCCACTCAGGCTGCTGGTCAGAATGTCGTTTGAAATCTTGTTATACAACTCAGTACCCAAGAAATTTTGAATGTGTATCTCCTGAGCAATCTTAATAAACTGGATAAACTTGTCGGTGTCCACATTACCACTCATGGCGGTATTGCGTACTATATCCTCTCTCTTTACAAATAGTGCAGTTGCCATATCACTTCAGCCAAGCTGGGGGGTTTAAATATCCGTAATCTTGCATATCTCTTGGAGCTATTGCCACCTCCTTAGGGTTGCGCTCAATCCGTGCCTCAGAACGCAAGCTAGGGTCAAGGGCAGTAATCATTCTTTGGGCTTCAGCAACTCCAATACGCTTATTATTCTTTCTCAAATAAGTTTGGCGTACCCAGTAGTGCTGGCAGAACGGCCCACCCTTATAGAGCCAAATGTCATATGTGGCAGACCCATTCGGGCCAAAGCCAGCGTTCACTGCCCCAGCATCCTCAATGTCCTCCTTGCGGTATACTCTATTGGCTCGCTCCATCATAGAGCAGAAGTCACGGCTCGCACCTCTAGCTTGGTCAGTGCTAGCATACTTGTAGCGCACCTTAATAATGCTCGTATCTTGCTCAGAGGTTTCGCTTGGGCTTGAAGGGATAACACTAGCAAAACTCCAAAGGGCATCATGCACATCTTCGCGCTCATAGTCAACGGGTCGCTCATCAATAAGCTCCCACTCTTCATCTACATCCTCACCCATAGCAATTAAGCTCTCTGCAATGCGGATTTTAAGCTCTTCCTCTTGTTTGCTGAAACGCTTTTGGTCTTTAACCTTAACGCCAGTTTCCTCTTCAATCACCTCAGCATCTCCCACCTTCATCTTGCTGAACTCTAGTGGTCGGAGGGTCTTAAAGTATAGGTTGAGTGAAATATCGTTATAGGCCAAAATCTCATTGAGGGCATCAATAATAACCTCTTGCATCGGCTCAATTACCGTGTTCTCAAAAAGAGCTGAGGCAGTTTCTAGCTCATTGGCATTATTACCCAGCCCGCTATTGTCTTTAATGCCCAAGAGCATCGGTGAGGTAACGCGGTGGGCAATCATAAGCTTACGCATTGACTCATCAGCCAAAAACTGGTATTGATCAGAAGCATCTGAAAGCTGCACTGGCTCAATCGTAGCTGCAAGCTCCTTGTTATCATTAAACGCCAAGATGAAACGACCAGCATTTGAGCTTCCGCTAAATTTTTCAGCAATACGAGCCTCAATAAGGTTACGCTCTTCCTCCGTTGGTACTCCGTTATTCATATTCAGGAGCATAGAGGGGGCTAGGCCGTTTTGGATGTTATTGATATGGTAGTTGGCTACCTCTTCTT